TTTCTCCAGATGATGCACGACCTGCATTAATTTTGTTGGACGCGCGCCGTGGTCGGTGGGAGTTTACCGAGCTTAAAGAAACAGCGCTTAAAGAATATAATTACTGGGAACCAGAGATGGTATTAGTTGAAGCTAAAGCAAGTGGCATGCCGTTGTCCGATGAACTGCGTCGAGCTGGTATACCCGTTACTAATTATACTCCGACCAGAGGTAACGATAAACATACAAGGGTCAATTCCATTGCACCAATGTTTGAATCCGGTATGGTGTTTTATCCTGAGGGTAGAACATTTGCTGAAGAAGTTATTGAAGAATGCGCCGCTTTCCCGTATGGTGAGAATGATGACTACGTCGATACGGTCACGCAAGCGTTGATGCGTTTTAGGCAGTCAGGATTAATTCAGCTACGGATGGACTACGAACCAGAACCGTTAGCACAAACTAAAAGGGTATTTTACTAATGGCCGGTATAGAAGATTTAGAACCATCGATCTCGCGTAAGATGCAGTTCGGCGCTGCACAAGAAACTTATTTGTTAGGTGACTTGTATCGTTTAACGAAAGCAGGACTTGATCCAAATAAAACTATTGAAGATATTGAGCAAGAACGATTAGAAAAGTTATACGAAAAGTTTCCAGAATTTAGAAGTGGTGAGTATGAAAATGATGCTGCGGTATGGACAGGACGTGTTGGTGTTATGGCAAGTGATCCTATCTATTATGCAATACCATTTAGCGCTGCAACAAAGTTAACGAAACTCGGTCCACGGTTGGCTGCCTTAAGTGGACTTGGTGCTGCTACAGGTGCAACATCTGGAGCGATTCAAGGTACTGCACGAACTGGTGAGTTCTCACTTGGTGAGGTTGCAAAGAATGCAGGCATCGGTGCTGCAGCTGGTCCTATATTTTATGGTGTTGGTCAAGGACTATCTAAAGTTGGAAAGACAGCTACGAAACTAAAAGACCCAGCATATAGAGATCTTGTTACACCAAATATTTTAAAGACAGATGCACCACGACCAGTAACTTCTGTTGGTGCTAAAGCTGTTAGTATTGACCCGGCTGATATTAAAAAAGTTTCTAAAGATGATTATTTTTTATTAGAATCAAAAGCAGCAAAACAAGTAAAATTATCACCAGGCTCTAATCAATTAGTTGATAGAAATAACTATATGATACAGTCAGAACGTGTTGGTGATGCTATGCAAATTAACGCTGTTAAAATTCTTCCTGAGTATCAAAACCAAGGACTAGGCAAAGAACTTTATAAAGAAGCAATTGATGATGCATTTAAGAAAAATTTAAATTTAGTGTCGGATAATTCTGTTTCAGAATCTGCATTACGAGTTTATAAAAGTTTAGAGAACGAAGGATTTAACGTTATCTATAATAAAGATGTGTTTAAAAGAGGATCACAGATTCTATCTAAAGATAGAAAACAGCCGGTTGTTACTATTAAAAAACCAGTAACTTCTGTTGGTGCTAAAGCTGTTGAAAGAACAATTAAAGGAACATTTACTTCAGAAGGCACTAAAAAATTTAATATATCACAAAGATTAAAAAATGCTGGTGCGCCTCAATCTATTCAAAAAGGAACAGGCGCACCAATATCAGGTTTAACTTTTATTGATAAAAAAACTTTAAAACATAGTCCAAAAATGGAAAAAACTTTTAATGAATTAGTGCAAAAATACTATAGTTATCAAAGAACCTCTGTTCCTAAAAGTTTAATAAAAGAGTTTGAAAATTTTTATGCAAAAAAAGGACAAAAAGTATCTTGGGAGGGAACTATAAAAAGACATATTAATTATTGGAAAAAAGAAAAAGGATATAATTTTGCTCCTCCCTTTACTAAAAAAGCTCGCGCTGAGGTTTTATCTTCAAATTCAAATAAAAAACAAAAACAAATTAAAAAATTAATTAAAAATATTGATAAAAAAATGAGAGTAGATTTAGCTCACATAACTAATCAAAAATTGCAAAGAAGTAAAAGAGCGTTAACACCAGATTTATTTTCTAGAACAGAATCAAAAACTTTATTTTATAACGGAAAACCAAAAGGAACTTATCTAACGACAGGAGCTAAAAATCAAGTGGCTCATGAAAATCAAAACAAATTGTTAATAGAATTATTAGATATTAGAGATGATTTAATAAAAGACGGAATTAAAAAAAATTCTAAATTATTAAAAGACAATCAAACATTAATTGATAGACTTAATAATGTTATGATTAAATATAGAAACATAACTGCGGTTAAAGATTCTATTACTGGAAAATTAAAATATTATGGTATGCAACCTGAATCAGCAAGTAAAATGGTTAATTTATACCAAGGACGAAAAGGCACTACTCCAAGCGCTAAACGATATTATAAAAAAGGCGGCGCTGTTATGGACTTCTCAAAGTACCGTGATACGTATGCCGATGGCGGTACAGTTATAAAATATAGAACTTTAATGAAAGATCTTGCACAAATAATTTCTTAATGATATTTTAACTATAATTTAAAAGGAGGCCTGTATGGCAAAAATACGAACAGAAGAATACGGTGGTGGAAAACTTAAACGACATTATGTAACAGCAGGCGGTAAAGGAGCTGGCAAAAGAAAAGCCAAACTAAAAGGTAAGTTTGTTGAAAAAGGTGGTAAAGTTAAACATGTGTCAGGAAAAAAAGCAGGCGCAGCAGTTGAAAAGGCTAGAAAAAGAAGTTTAGCGGAAAAAATTTTTGGAGTGCCTAAAAGAACAACTAAAGATGTAATTGATAGGTTAAGTAAAAGCAAAAAAGTTATACACACTGTTCAAAAGAAAAAATTTAAAAAAAAGAAAAATAAAGCAAAGTAAAAATTTAGCTTAACAAGTATCGTGACAATGACCGATGACATTCTTGCGTGGTGCGAGAATTATTTAGAGCCCAAGAATGAACATCTAGGTAATGTCCCTGTGTGCCCGTACGCGAAGCGTGCGCGACTTGGTAAGACTTACCGCATACTCGAGTGTACTAACTTTGCAGAGTTTCAAGATACAATTATAGCAGGTGCTAAGATTGCAAAAGAAAAAGATGTGCAGATTGCAATCGTTGCTTGCGATGACATTGGTTATACCCCAGAAGAACTAGCTTCAGTAATAGATATTCTAAACCGTGTTCTAGTACCACAAGACATTTATCTAATGTGCTCACATCCTGAAGACGATGAAGAGGAGGAAGACGTAGAGTTTTTGGACACGGGCGACTGGGAACCAGAAAATTCTTTTATGATGGTGCTGATACAAAAGTTTGACGAACTAGAAAAAGCTAGTGACAATTTACGCAAGACTGGTTATTATGACCACTGGCCTAAGGATTATTACAAGGGCACAGTGTTAAAACGACAATCTTATAGGAGATATCGACATGATGGGAATGAAGAAAAGAGTTAAGCGCGTTATGAAAAGAGGCGGTGGCTCTGCTATGAAAAAACGTGTTATGAAAAGAGGCGGCGGCTCTGCTATGAAAAAACGTGTTATGAAAAGAGGCGGTGGCTCTGCTATGAAAAAACGTGTTAAGATGAAAAAAGGTGGAAAATCTTTTCCTGATCTAACAGGTGATGGTAAAGTTACTCGCAAGGACATTTTAAAAGGACGCGGCGTTAAATTAAAACGTGGCGGCTCTGCAAAGAAAAAGAACAAGTAATTATTGTCTTTAGGGGGATGTGATGACTGCTTGTAAGCATTGCGAGCACGAATGCCACTGTGGTCATGGCGGTTCGTGTAGAACGGACGGGTGTGACTGCTTGAATTGCGAGCATAATGCACTTGATGAATTTTGGAAACAACTAGGAGATAAGAATGCCACTAAACCCAAAAGGTAAAAAGATCTTAAAATCCATGAAAAAAACTTATGGTAAAGATAAAGGAAAACAGGTATTCTATGCTAGTATTAACAAGGGTAAGGTAAAGGGCGTAAAGCGTCCTACGAAAAGGTGATTTAATGGCATTAGATCCGTACATGGAAGACTATAGAGATAAGGAAGGTATTAACGTACCAGAACCCGGCGATGAAATGATGCCGGACGACGAACAAGGGATAGTTTCAATGTTACAAAATGAACAAGACCCTGAAAGAAAAGTTATGTTAGCCATACAAATTATTCAAAGTATGGGAGACAGAGGAATTGAAATAGTTCAATCAATATTAAGCCCAGAAGAAATTGCAATGGCTGTTCAAGTTATTCAACAAATGGATACAGGTGCTGATCAAGGTATAGATAGCATACAGATGGCTGCTGAAGGTGGCCGTATAGGTTTTGCTAATGGTGGTGATGAAGAGTTATTAGATCCTGGAGTAATGCAAACAGATCCAGACGAATTATTAAATGAGATAGAAACACAAGGTGGACTTCAAACTGCAAGTAGCATGGGCGATGTATTCATGCAAGCAATGGAAGATTCTTCTGTACTCGAACTTGATTCATGGTTAATGAAATATCAACCGTTTGGTTTAAGAGAAGATGATTATTTTAATTTTAGAACAATGGGACCGCAAGCAAGAGGGCCAGAGGCGACTGAAGGGTTAGCCACATTGAGAGTTTAGAATGGCAATATTAGATAGAGACTTACCACTTAAAGAACAAATGAAATTTGATATACGAGCGCAAGAAGTAGATGTTATGGACGGCGATCCGCAATTAGATGCTGATGGTGGCGCTACTATAAGTTTTGGTCCATCACAACCTATGATGGGCGGACATAATGAAAATCTTGCTGACAACATGGACGAAGGTGATCTTGATGTAATAGCAAGAGAACTTTCTGATGCATACGAAGGTGACAAAGATTCTCGTGAGGATTGGTCATCAACTTATGCTGAAGGTTTAGATTTGTTAGGCATGAAGTACGATGACCGTACTAATCCTTTTCCCGGTGCATCAGGTGTATCACATCCGTTACTTGCAGAATCAGTAACACAGTTTCAAGCGCAATCTTATAAAGAACTATATCCTGCAGGTGGCCCTGTAAAAACACAGATTATGGGTGCAACTAATCCACAAGTAGATGCACAATCTAATCGTGTTAAAGAATTTATGAATTTCCAACTTACCCACGTCATGGAAGAGTACGAGCCCGAACTTGATCAGATGTTGTTTCACCTACCGTTGTCAGGTTCGGCGTTCCGTAAAGTGTATTTCGATAATACACTAGGTAGACCAGTTGCTAAGTTTGTATCATCAGAAGATTTAGTTGTTCCTTATCAAGCAACAGATTTAATGACATGTTCTAGAATTACCCACGTTGTAAAAATGATGGCCAACGATCTACGGAAGTTTCAAGTATCAGGATTTTACCGTGATGTAGAAGTAGGCAATCCACCAGATGATGACCCAAGTTCTGTTCAAGAAAAAATTGACGAACTTGATGGTAAGAAAAAAGTTTACACTAAAGATGATATATACACATTACTAGAAATACACACTGATCTTGATTTACCAGGATATGAAGATGTCAATCAGGCAGGCGAAGAGACTGGAATTAGTTTACCGTATATTGTAACTATAGAAGAAAATTCAAATGAAGTTCTATCAATAAGAAGAAACTGGAATGAGCAAGATCCACTTAAAACTAAAAAACAATATTTCGTACATTACAAATTTTTGCCTGGTCTTGGCTTTTATGGTTTTGGTCTTATTCATATGCTTGGTGGTCTCACAAAAACCGCAACATCTATATTACGACAGCTTATTGATGCAGGCACACTCGTCAATTTACCAGCCGGATTTAAAGCTCGCGGGCTTAGAATCCGTGATGATGATCAACCGTTAACTCCTGGAGAGTTTAGAGATGTTGACGCTCCTGCCGGAGACATTCGTAATTCATTAGTACCATTACCTTACAAAGAGCCATCACAAACTTTGTTTAACTTACTTGGTTTTGTAACTGAAAGTGGTAAATCATTTGCAGCTGTTGCTGACATGAAACTTGGAGAAGGCAATGAAGTAAATCCTGTTGGTACAACAATGGCATTACTAGAGCGCGGCATGAAAGTTATGTCTGCAATTCATAAAAGAATGCATTCAGCACAAGGTAAAGAATTTAAATTATTGTCAAAACTTTTTGCAGAAACTTTACCACCAGTTTATCCGTATCAAGTTGTTGGTGGCAATCAAGCAATCAAAGCACAAGACTTTGATGCACGTATTGATGTAATACCTGTATCTGATCCTAACATTTTTTCAATTACACAACGTGTAACATTAGCGCAACAACAATTACAATTAGCACAAGCTGCACCACAAATGCATAACATACACGAAGCTTATAGAAGAATGTATGAAGCAATGGGTGTGCAAAACATTGAAGCAATTTTACCACCACCACCGCAACCACAACCAAAAGATCCAGCAACAGAAAATGCAGACCTTCTTGCAGGTATGCCGGCGCAAGCGTTTCAAGGACAAAATCACGACGCTCATATCGAAGCACACTTTTCTTTAATGTACAGTAGTGTTGTTAAAGGTAATCCAATGGTAATGGCAAATGTACAAGCACACATCATGCAACACATATCATTAAAAGCACAAGAGCAAGTACAAGCTGAAATGGCACCACAATTACAGCAATTACAGCAAATGCCACCACAACAAGCACAAGTTATTCAGCAACAAATGATGGCTGAAATGCAAAACAAAGCAGCAGTTATCGAACAAGAATTAATTAGTGAGTTTGTTGCAGAGTATGAAGAATTATTAAAAGATTCAGGAAATGATCCATTAGTAGAACTTAAAAAAGATGAATTAGCATTACGTGAAAAAGAAATGGTGCGTAAAGGTCAAGAGGCAAATAAAAAACTAGGTCTTGAGAAGAAAAAATTAGATACTAATACTAAAGTTGATCGTGAAAAAATTGACCAACAAAAAGATGCTGTGGCTATTAGGTCCGCTATCGCTGTTGATAAATTAGAAAAAGATTCAGTAAACAAAATCATGGACAAAGCCGAGAAAATAACGTCTAATATGGAAAAAACAGTAGCAGCAGCTACTAAACCCAATGGAAGAGAACAATAATGGCTGTTAACTCAGTAGACAAAGCTATTTCTTACGATGACGACGAAGAACGCGTAGAACTTAGACGCGGAGGTCGAGGTCGAGGTCGAGGTAGAGGAGGCAGAAGTCGTGGTCGTAGCAGAAGAGGCGGAGGGGCTAGACGAGGTCGAGGTAAAAGAGGTCCGCAAAGAGGAAGAAGAGGTTTAGGTCCAGGAAGGTCAGCTCAAAGAGCTAAAAGAACTAGAGATAGAGTTAAGTCAGCTAGAAAAGAAACTTCAGGTCCTAGAACTAGAGGCAGATTAGGTCCAACTAAAAAATCAACTCCGGATAAAGAATTAAAAGGCAGATTAGGTCCAACTAAAAAATCAACTCCGGATAAAGAATTAAAAGGCAGATTAGGTCCAACTAAAACATCTTCATACGGATCACCTACAGGAAACATTCATGCAGGGATGACATCTTCTAGCGTAAATACACCAACAAAAACTACAGGAAAATTAGATAAATCATCAAAAGTAGTTTCTAAATCAAATCAAGCGCAACAAGAATTAGCAAATGTTACTGGTGGGTTTAAATATAATATAGATCCTAAATATAGTGGTAATTTAGCTGGAGCTATTATGAAGTCTCAAAAAGACGCATATGATAGAAGTTTGCAAGGAAGACAAGAAAAAGCAGCTATGGAAGCATTACAAGCAGGAGAAGCTAAACAAGTTTCTCCATCATCTGCAAGTGTTCGTTCTAAAGTAGCAGAAATGGAAACTTCAAGAGAAAATCTATTAAACAAAGCTAAGCAAAATAAAATATCTAATGCAGAATTAAATCAGCTTTCACAAATGAATAGAAACATTGGGCTTAATGAAACAACAGGCATGGGTCTTATGGAATCACTTAGATATCAAGGAACACGTCCTGAGCTTGCACGAGATTTGAAAAAAACAGCAGAACGACTTGGGTCAATTCCAACACCAATGAATTTGATTCGAAAAGCAATATTTGGAGCAAAAGAATTAACGCAGCCCGTGAGAGCTATGTTTAATGAAGATTTACGTCAAGACATTGCAACCGGTAAATTTGAATCTGGTCAAGAAAGACCAGGAATGTTCAGTGGACTTCGTGAGGGTATAGGAAACTTTTTTGGTGGGTTAGACATAGGACCGTCTGGAGTAGAAAATGAAAGAAGAGGTGGGGAAAGAATACCATTAAATTTAAGAGATGGTATATATGGAGGTGTTGATCCTCTTTCTTCTTCAGCAGTTGCAAGAGATGTTTCACCTCTTTCTACACCTGCAACAAATGTTGTTAATCCAACAACAGGCGCGATAGATTATTCTAGTGCAATGGCAACTTCCCCAGTACTATCAAATCAAATGTTAGCTTCTCCTGCAACATTACCAACAATGGCTACTCAAGGAACACCTTACAGATTAAGAAATTATTACGCAGGAGTTCTTGGACAAGATCCTGCTATGTATGCTGCTAACGGCGGTAGAGTAGGTAAAATGCACGGTGGCATGATGATTATGGGCGATGATGGGGTTGTAAATAATGGAATTGGCAGTATATTAAGTAAGTACAAGGAAATAAGATCACAGTTATAAAGATTTATGGACGGATTATGGTTGAGCGATAAGATTTTACGTCTTATTCGCGACAAGAAAGAGCAGACAACACAATTTGTAATGCAAGGTAGCACTACTGAGCGTCAAGATTACAATTTTATGATTGGAAAGTTTCGTGTTCTTGAAGAACTAGAAAATGATATTAAAGAAATACTAGATAAAGGAGAAAAAAATGACTGATTTAATTTTACCAGAGCGCATGGCTAAAGCTAGACGCAAACAAAAGGCAAAAATAGACGAAGAAGGCAAAACTGCTGTTGAAATAGAGCAAAAACAGC